TCTGCTGAAGGACATCCTTCAACTTCTCCGGCACAGGCAATCCCAGATGTGCGGCATTTTCCAGAAGGCTCACGCCCTCATTGGAAAGGTAAAAGAAAATAATCGCAGTACGCAGAACACTTCCCGCACCAATCACCTGGGCATCCAAAATGTGTGCGATGCCAACGAGCAGGAAAATCAATACCTTACGGCAGATACCCTTAAAGCCCACGGCACTGGACAGGTTCTTGTCCACGATGGCACACATCACACCAGTGATATAGTCCACCGCCACAAAGGCAATCAATGCGAACAGCAAGCCATCACATCCTCCCAGGAACCAGCCAAGCCAACCGCCGATAGCAGCGAATACCAGCTGGATCACATTCCAAAATTCCTTCATTGTCGTTTCCTCCTTTTCGTTTTTATTTATACAAAAAAGGCATCCGCACCAGGCAGATACCCTCATCGCATCTATTCCGTTTGTTTGGGCAGCCACTCCCAGACTCGCATATCCTCCTGCCCCAGAGACCACATACACATCCCTCGCAGCTTCCAGCGGTATGCCGCCTGGTTTGCCCAGTAGATCAGGCTGTCCACATCCTGGTAGTACAGAATGGAAAAGCCGTCTGCATCTCCAAGAAACAGTCTGGAAATCCAGATGTTAATGTCCCTGGGGATAATTTTCGTTGTATAGTCGTTTCCACACTCCAGCGGCATCATGTGGGAGTGGTAAAACTCATAGTCCAGCGAAATATCCTCGCTTCTGGTGGAGTATTCCTCCACATCGGAGGTGAGGGTGAACACCTGGAACTCTTCATCCCAGGTGCAGTTCGACCGTTCTATTCTACCGAAGGAAGTCTGTGTCCCGTCCGGCATCAGGACATCAAAGCGTTCATACGGCTCGTAAGTCCAGGCATCGCCCAGCCGGAGAAGCTGGCAGTTTACCTGTTTATCAGAACGGATACCTGCGTAGCCGCCACTGCTGCTGACAGTTGCGGTGAAGCGGAGCGTGTAGGAAGTCGAGGAATAGACCCTCACCTTATTTCCACGCTTGCGCATCTCAATGGTATAAACACTTGGGTTGCTTCGCAGGTCAGCTTTTGATGTCTTTTCATAGGTTGCCGAATAGCTTCCCTTGAGCGTGGAGCCCTCATAGAGTTCCAGCCGCTGGGTGTCGTAATTGATACACAGAAACAGCGAACCGATGAAGATGCCGGATTTACCACCGCCCTCTGGTGGGATGATGATCTGCGCTCGGAGGTGGATATCAGAAAAGCCGGAATACTTCCATGCCAGCTGACCGTAGCCCTCCAGCTGGGAGTATGGTCGGTTCGCTGTGCTGTTAGGGTCCTGCCAGACATCCCATTCCCCGGAAAGCACACTCCAGTAGCTTTCGGGGATTTTCTGTTCGTCACGGAAATCCTCATACCACACCAGAGCGGAGTCCGGCTTACGGCGGAGCATCTCAAGGGTCAGCTTGAAGCCAGTCGCCGGTCCCACCATGTCACCATTCACATCTTTGAACTTTCTGGGAGCAAGGGTGTAGGTAGCATCTCCTGCCGTTGGCTCCTCGGAAAATTCCGTACATACACGGAAACCATAGAACTGGACACCATTCACATCAACGGAAATCTTCACGGTATGCTCTCCGGCAGTAAGGCTCACGCCCTTTGCCAGAGTCGCCCAGAAGGTCGTTCTCCAGTATGGCCACCAGAGTCGATTCTCGGAAAAATGCACCGTGCTGCCATCCAACGATGCGTAGATGCCGTTCTTATCCCAGAATGGAAAGCAGAGCCGAACCGCCACATCATAGATGCCAGCTTCTTCAATGGTAAATTTGTAGGTGGCAGATCCACCATCGCCCAGCGTGACCAGCGTATTGGAAACCGAAACCACGCCGGAATAGCTGTCCGGCTCGGCATCGTGGTCGATGATGATATCACCAAACTCGGTCTTTTGCTCCTTGCCGTAGGCGGTCAGATACCGTCTGCGGTTATAAGTTTCAGACATTTGGGGCGCACTCTTGGCAATGGCATCCCTTCCTTCCATGTAGTCATACACATGAGGAAGCGCCCACGGACCCATGTCGTAATCATCCCAATATGCAACGATGGGAATCATCGGCTGGGGCGGGCCGTCATCGGTGAAGTTGTACGCCCCGGTCATCCAGTATTTCGCTGCGTAGTAGGTATTGGAAGTGCCACGGTAATACTCGCCCAGGTTCTCTGGGGTGTCGTATATCTGCCAGTTCCAGCCGTAAGCGGGCATACCAAGGAACACTTTCTCTCTGTCCATGACCCGTACCGCATAGTCATACACGCCCTCCAGCCAGCTTCTCGGAGAAACGGGACCAGGGGCAGAGCCAGCCCATGCCATACCATAGGTCATGATAGAGGCAGTATCACAGTATTGATTTAGGTCGCCATAAACACACCAGTTCTCGCCGCCGACAGATCCGTTGACCGAAGTCATACCAGGCAGGCAGATATTCATCTCCTTGCTGGGGTCATAGCCTTTCACGGTTTCATAGATGTGCTTGAACATGGCCGTAGAGACCGCATGGGTAGAATAGTCATCGCCTTTTTCCAGGTCGATGTCCACGCCATCGCACCAGGGGTACTTTTCCATGATGCGGATAAGTTCGGAGCAGAAGGTGTCCTGTGCGCCGTCCGTATTATCACGCAGGGCTTTGAACACAGAATTGGAGCCGTCATTGGCAACCGTCAAAAGCCAGCGGATGTGGGGCCATTTGTTGATGTAGGTCATCATGCTGGAAATACTCACGCCGCTTTCGGTGATCGTTCCAGTCTTATCCACTTTGAAAGAGAACAGGCCAATGGTATCAATGCGGTCACCGTAGTCACGCAGGGCTTCATACATTCTGGCATTGCCCATGAATGTCCAGACCATAATGCGTTTTCCTTTGAGTTTATCCATCAGAACGAACCACCTCCATCCTTCATCTGCTGTAATTCAAAAAGCACCCTGGCGGACTTCCCATCCTCCAGAGTGACCACGTGCTTGGAGTCCCAAGCGGCACTGTATTGATAAAAACCTTCTTTCGGCTCAGTGACACCATTTCTTGTACACTCCCGAACGGAAGCGAGTAGAGCCAGGTCATCTTCGGCTTTCAGGGCGTTGGGAAAACGGACACGCTGACCGCCCACACCCTGGGCAAGCTGGACAGAGCCAGCCGTCATATCGGATTTGGGGTAAATATGGACATCCAGACCGCCGGAAGTCTCCCCAAGGTTAAACAGCACTACGGTCTCCGCAGAACGAACCACACCATTGAACCAGACCTTGGAATCTTCTATCAGCCGTTTCTCCGTGTGTGGTGTGTATCCCGTCAGAGCCGGTCCCTCTTGCAGCTGAAGATCCGTGAACCAGATCGTGCCAGAGCAATCGGTGATGGTAGGCTTCACCGTAATGCTCATGACACGCATATCCTGTTTTTTGTTGATGACCTCTGCCAATCGGATGAATGCTGGTTTAGCCATCCAGCACCCACTTCATTTCGCAAGGATGGCCTACCCATCCAGTTGCCACAGACCCCGGCTGTAGCAAAATATCTGTCACATACAGGGTGCCAGTACAGTTGGTCATGCAGACCCGCACCGTGATGGATTTGACCTTAGAGAAGTAGCTTTCCGGGGTAATCTTCTGCGAGGTCTTAGAGAAATATGCCATAATGCCCTCCCATCAGTACAAGTCAATGAATCGTGTTTCAGTGCTGCCATCCTCGTATTCGATAACCACCTCAATGCCAACCTGGGCATCATCGGATAGCTTCTCCAGATCATCCGAAGCAATCTGAGCCGACAATGTATAACTGCTGCGGTTGGACGGATACACAGTTTGGGACAGGCTCTTGGTCATGCCAGCCACGCCCTCGGCCTTAAAGGAAGCCGTGCCGGATGCACCGTTTTCACTATCCGCTTCAAAGCCGGAACTTACCCAATACGCCAGCCCATCGTCTGCACGGGAATTGCGCAGATGGTTAAACGGCACCAGTTCACGGATATCGTTGTTGGAAACCATGCTGGTGCCCTCCAGGGCATCGGCAATGGTATCAATGGAACTGACGGAGCTGCCCAGGTTCTTCAGCGTGGTGGAAAGTTCCAGCACCGTATTCCAAGGCTCCTGCAGGTTATATTCACGGCGGACGATACGGGTGGTGACCGAAAGCCCCAGTTCCTTATCCTCCACTCGGACATAGTCACCCAGATTCCATGCTTCATGCTCATAACCAGTCAGAACAGACAAGTCCATCGCATTCAGAACATAGGACACCGTAGGCTTGCAGTATTCCGCAAGGCGCATGGCTGTAAATTCCTTCATCTGATACGGGTTGGTAAACGAGGAACAGTCCAGCGTGGAGATTCGCACTTCTTTGGAGTAGGTGTAATCCTCAAGGTAGGGCTTACCACCGTTAATATCCGAAAAGGTCAGCCCGTCTGCACCAACGGCATACAGCCTCGTAACCAGGGAGCGGGTATCCACCACACGCTCGATGCTCTTCATGTTCTTTTTATAGGCAAACAGCGCACCGCTGTCCTTACCGTTGACGGTCAAAAGATGCACCAGTCGGTTCGGGCAGTCGAATACCAGATCGCCACCATGCAGGTCAGCAATGCTGCGGAGGATTGCCAGCGCATTCTTTTCCGTAGAAGTCCAGGTACGCTTGGTGGTCACATTGACTGTACCCACACTCCATTCTGTGCCAGAAAGAGCATAGGCCATAGCCACATCTGCGGTTTCCGCTTCAAACTTCTTTTCTTCCTTGCGGACGGAAAAGGTCAGATCATAAAATTCTGCCTCCGCATACACCTGTGTGATAGTGCTGCCAGTGCTGTCCTTCACATCGGTGATGGTGCGGATTTTATAAACATCATCAACGATCTGGATTTTCTTCTCGTTGTCGATGTATTTTCGTTTGCTGTCCCTGTACGGGATGCAGAAAGAAAGCGTATCCTCTCCGTTGATCTCGCCCGTAACGATGATGTCGTAGGCATTCTCCAGAACAGCTTCCCACGCTCCGTTGCCATCCAGAACCACAGGTCTGGCGTAGCCGATTTTCTCATAGGGTGCCTTGGGAATGTCGTAGAGCCGTATATCCACCAATTTGGGGGTCAGGCTCGTGTCCGAAGTATTCAGGGTCACACGGAATCGGATGTAATTTCGGTTTGGGGACTGTAGCTTGCCATCGGATGCAATGCCGATCCAGTCGCTCCAATCCGTAAGGTCATCGCTGGTAGAGGTTTCGATGCCGGAAACGGATGTTGTGCCAGCCACATACTCGCTGGTCACGGATACCTTGCCTGTGCCGGAGAGGTTGCATTCCACGGCCTTGGTGTAGATTGTGCCGCTTTCCGGGTACACGCCATCGGTTGCCTTCAGAATGACACCGCTGGCATCAGTCAGCGCATCCACATCGGAACTGCTGTCACCGCCGTTACAGAGCAGAGTGGCGTTGAAGTAATCAACCAGGTCATCTGCGGTCAGTTGAGAATCACAGTCCAGGAACCAGTCGTCCACGCCGCCAGCATAGTAATACGTGCCAGCGTGCATACCAATCACAAGGTCTGCCACACAGGAGCGGTTCAGTTCCCCAGTAAAGGTCAGCACCTCCGACTTCCAGACCGTGCCGGAAGAACGGTCGCCTACCACATAGGTGAACTTCTTGTCATTTGGCTCAATAACTCCGGCAATGAAATACCAGCCGCCGTTTACCAATTTGAACGATGGTGTCAGAGACTGGTCGAGGATCAGAGAACCAGCGGAGTTATACAACATGATTCTGGGCTTGCCGGAATACAGCGATAAGTAAAAAATCGGCTGACCGGGGCCATATCTCGTATTGAAAATCGGGCAGAATGTGTTACCTACGGAATAGGTAGTCGGACACATCCAGCCACCCACCACGATGCGGTCACCGAGGTTGGCAAAAATACTGCCGTCATTGGTGACCTGCAGGTGGGTCTTTTCCGATGTAGGGTTGTTGATATTGAAACGGAGCTGCCGTCCCTTGGGGCTTTTGTTTAAGTTCGCTGTGGTACCAGACCAGTTGACGATGACCATCTTTCTGCCGTTGCCGGAAGCATCCTCAAGTGCATCATCTTCGTCTGGTGCGGATTCGTTCATACGCCACAGACCAGAGGCGGCATACTCTGCCGGGAACTCACCCGTAAAATCAGTCTGCTTATTCAGAATTGCTTTCAGAGCCATGCCATCACCTCCATCTGCTTTTTGCCTGTATCTGAACTTCGGTCAGAGCAGCGTTGCTCACTTCGACCATTACCGTATTGTCACCCACGTGCAAGGTTGGAAAGTTCAACTCCTGCAAGTATGGAAGACCGTTTCTGAGCGTATCTCCGTTGGCATCCACAACATAGGCGGTCATCTTATCGGTGTCCACAATGAGTGCCTCTCCGGCAGACAAGGTGGCATTGACGATTTTGAGTTCCGAACCGTTGGTGGTGATGCTGATATAGTTACTTGCCCCAGGTGTCATTTCGCCCTCGATGCGGTACAAAGGGAGCGATTCCACGTTGCCGATCACACGGGCAATGGTGTGTGTTCCGGCTTCCGTGATGGAAAAGGTCTCGTCCGTAATCGCATAGGCGAAAGGGTCTGGGCAGAAGAACTTGAGGTCAAAGCTGCCAGAGGAACGGACGAGCCGTTCACAGTCCACCGCATCATTCAGACGCGCCATAAAATATCTGTCCGGCACATCATCGAACACCAGCTGACGGAGCCCCTGGACAGGGTCAAGCCAGACGGCAATATCGTCCAGAGCCGACACCAGTGCGGTGAAGCTGTGTTTTGGATAGATGCTACAGTGTGCGGTAATCTCACGGTAATCAAAATCCGCACCAAAATCTGCAACACCATATTTTCCCGGCACAGTGGTGGTAAAGTTACGGAGTTTACCACACACCTGCCAGGAGGTCAGACGGGCTTTGATGCCCATGCTGGCCGAAGTAATATCGTTATAGGTGAAACCCATAAATCAAAGCCCTCCTTTACGCTGTAGTGAAATGTCCCTGTGCGCGGGACCCGCTTTGAATCAGATTGTAGAGTTCCTGGGAAATCTTACGGATGTCCTCTTCGCTTCGTACAATCATCTGCTGGATAGTGATAAGCGCACCACCGCCCCAGCCCATGCCGGACACGGTATCGTTACGGTTGACAGTACCGTTGACATTGAACTCTGTAGGCAGAGCCGTAGTCATATCGTCCGCCAGACCATGCATCACTTCGTTGATGTCCTTGCTCATGCCCTCGGCAGCCAGCACCGCATCCTTACCATTGGCATTGATAGCACCAGCCAGACCTTCTACCAGCATTTCGCCGACCCAGCCCATTTCCTTGGACGGAGATGCGATACCGAAGAAGTCGCAGATGCCATCCCAGATAGAGGAAATCCAGCCGGATACCTTGTTCCAGAGCCAGGAAGCCAGGGACTGAATACCCTGCCACAAGCCACGGACAAGGTTCGCACCAACATCGGCAAGCTGCGATACACCCTTGCCAAAAGCAGAAACCAGCCCCGCAAGAATCTGCGGTACAGCCTTTACGATTTCCACGATGATGGTCGGCAGGTTCTTAATCAGAGAAACGAGCAGCTGAACACCAGCCTGGACGATCTGGGGGATGCTGTTTATAAGGGCGTTGACGATAGAGCCGATGATTTCCGGGATTGCCGCCACAATGGTGGTGATGATTTCCGGCAACGCCTGGATAAGTGCTACCAGAAGGTCAATACCTGCCTGTACCAGCTGGGGGATGCTGTCCAGCACCGCTGTGATGATACCCTCAATAATCTGCGGTATCGCCGCCACGATTGCTGTGATGATTTCCGGCAAAGCAGCTACCAGAGAGGTCAGAAGCTGGATACCAGCATCAATGATCTGCGGAATTGCACCGATGATAAA